CAACTGCTGATTGCAACGCAGTATGGTTACGAGCATATGGAATGGTCGTGTTAAACGGTTAGACGTGACCTCGGTAAGTCGTTAAAAGACCGGCGTGCTCGACAGCGCGCACTTATGGAGGTGGTTGGCGTAAATAAACACGAAAACACGAAAATGAATATACCACTACCGAAAGAAACAAAATACCAAGGTCTCGAGGGCGAGGATCCCACCAACCCCCCGTGGACTTCTGGTAATTATGTCGGACCGTACTGGAGTGATGGAAAATTGCAAGAGAGCGTTGAATGGGGCGATAAGCCTGCCCTACACGCTCTTGATGAATTAGCGAGACAGCATGACGCAGCTTATGCTCACTATAAAGATGAAAAACACCGTGAGGCCGCTGACATGATATTCGCTGCCGAGGCAAAGAAATTGAAACAGAAATACGGCTCTAAATGGGCTGACGACCCACAAGTCGCTGCGCGGCTTGTGGAGTACGGAAACCATACAGCTAGGCAAATAAGTAAATTAGCCAGCATATGGAAAACTGGACCTTTTAAATTGCCCGGACTTATCGTGCATCAGGTTAGCAATATGATTGACAATCACAAACGGATGACGGGGACCTATCTCACAAAGGAAATGGGAGAAATACGGAAACTCTATGAAACGGACCCTCAGAGGCAGAAAGTAATAGACACCGTATCAACTAGTTCTCAAAGGAAGAAACCAGGATGGACAGGGCCTACTGTTGATTTAGTACCCAGAAACTCTAAGGAGTCGGCTGGCAAAGCTTCACAGAGTGTAAAGCCCGCATCTCCCAAGACGGGACCCACTTCCACCCCCATCCTACATGCTATGTTAATCGAGAATCAACGGCGCAAATTCGCAAATTACAAAGCTCTGCATGACGCAGCCCTCGCGTCAACAAAGGTAGCACCTCAGGGGTACCATAAGCCTAAGCTTAACCTGGGGAAAGCATTACCAGAAAATTACAAAAAGAGGAAAAAGAAAAACGCAGTACGGCCTTTATAGTGGTGGATGGTTGGCGTAAAATAACTCAAAGAAAACAAACAAAATAAGAACACTAGAAATCATCATAAGATGGTTAAGAAACAAGTTGTACGTAAGATGGCAAAGCGGGGAACCAAAGGTTCATTTGGCGCAATCTCGACTATTAATACGGCTCCTGTATCGGTTGGAAACTCAGTTCGCGGAAGCGCACCTCGAGTTACGCAAACAACTGATGGCGCTCGTGTTATTGGTCGTGATTTCGCTTTTGCTCTTTCAGCTACAGCATCTGCTGTTACTGGATGGGAAGTGATTGGTGGAATGCCAGTCACGCCTGCCTGCTTGCCTAGTTCCATTCTACGGAACTATTGCCAAATGTTCAACAAATTCAAAGTCAATAGATTCACTGTGCATTACATTACAAGCTCAGCTACTTCACAAGCGGGTGATGTGCTGTTTTATTATGAGAAGGATCGAACGGCCCCAATGGCCGACTACTCTAATAGTAGTTTCCTACCCTATGTGCTTTCTGACCCTCATACGGTCATTGGCCCGCAATGGACCAACCATTCCGCTACAATTACACCAACGCGGGATTGGAAATCGACACTATATGGGAATCAAACTGATCTCAATGAAGATGCAGAGGGAACGATCTTTTTCTTTTCTAAAACAAACGCAGCCAATAGCCCAGGCTATTTGTTGATTGATTACGACCTG